AAGACTACCCACCATCCGCCAGCATTTTTACCGGCTGCTTTTGCATATCCAGCAAGCTGTGCTACATACCCAAAGGCATCACCACTTTTCAACGACTCAAATGAGTCAAACTTGTGTGTGTAAGACCAATTAGATGCGGACTTAATATCGTCAACAGCACCATCAATAACAATATCGTAAGTGCCGTCGATGGATGTGTCATCATCAAGTTTAAGAGTAACCTTTTTATTATCCTCATACTGCACTCCCGCCTCTTTCAACAGACCTTTGAAGACAGCCTCAACGATGTCTCCAAGCATCATGTTCATTACAAATGTTGTGGGTAGAGGTAGTGCTTTCTCTGGTTCGTTTTTCTCAAACCAAAGCTGACAAGTTGGCCTACCTACATTTGACATACGTAGGCCAAACTTATCTCGCTTATTGCCCCCGCCAAACTGACGGGCAATAGCATTCATAACATCAAGGCCGATCTGCTCAACTGTTTCCTTTGAAACTGTTGACTTACCGTTAGTAGCGTCCTCCATGTATTGATACAATGCCAGTTCAGCAGGGTGTTGCATTAGGCTGCTTCCTCTTCGTCTACTTCAACATCTACCAGATCGTCAACTATGTCCATTTCATCATCACCGATCTGTGAGTTAGCCTTTTCAGACCAAGCACTGGAAATGTAGCTGTTGTAGTTGTCAATCCATGACATAAAGTCGCTGAACATTTTATGTTCGTTGTCAGTAATGTCAAGAGTCTTAGACAGGTCAAGGGACACAACAGGCACATAGAAGCTGTTACCGTTAGGCAGCTTACGCTCCTCTGTATTTGCTGTGATGATATGCTGAATAGGAAGACGCTGCATCTTTGCCAGCTTAGACATAGTGTCACCCACTAGCTTAAAAGCATCACGATTGTCAATCTCCCAAATAAATGGGCTGGGATCGACAGACACCTCTTCTCCGCTATCATTGACGGCACCCGTAAGAGTTACTTCACCAAGTATTACACGCACACGTTTAATCTGCTTGATGAGTTCCTTAGTTTTGTCTGGCAAGGCATTGAAGTCCTTGATATAACCAGCAGGTTTGCCGCAGTTAAATCCACCATCATTGTCTTTCAAGTCCATATTCAGGCTATCAGCCATCAAAGTCTTGATATAACGATTAGGCATCTTTTCATTACCCTTGACGAAACGCTTATACATATAACGCTGCATGTGAGGGCGAATCTTGACAGAGTTAGCATAGTACATAGGACCGTCTGGGACTTCCAGACGATATGCACCAGCTTGCACCACTTCCATGTTGACTTTCTTACCACTTACCTCTCCTTCACCCATGATAGGAGAATGGGAGATGCGAAGACGCGGCAAATTGCTGCTCTTCTGTGAGGTGGTTTCATTGGCAATACCCATTGCCTTAGCCATTACGGCGTAGTTGTTAGTATCTATTGTAGTCAGTTCCATATTTTATACTCCTTCTTTTGAGTTGGAAAGCATAGTTATATCACGACACGTCTTTCGTGTCAAGCCAGTTGGGGCCGATTTTTGCCTCTAGTTCCAAAGGAACATTGAATACCAACCCCCAACGTATGGTAATCAACTCAGGCAGCACCCTGTTAGTTTCATCTATCAAATTGATAACCCTCCTTTCTTCATCAGGGTGTACGTCAATAACGATTGAATCGTGTACAGTATTTACCACACAAGATAACATGCCGTCAAGCAATTTATCTATGTGTAATAATGCCACAGGTACTATGTCGGCAGTGGCAAAAGACTGCACAGGGTAGTTCTTTATCTGTGTGAAGTGAGATATACGCCCACTAGGCTTGCGCCGCACGTTTGGAAATGCAAACTCGCGTCCCGATGGAGTAGTTATCTTACGCTTACTCAGAGCTTCTTTAGCCAGTTTGGTGTGCCATATCCCAATCCCTTTGTATTTCTGCGTGAAGTGTTCATAGTATTTCGCCTCCGCTGCAGTTCTCCCAAATCCCGTTGCGCCATAAAGCGGAGCAAACGTATGCGCCTTCGCAGTCTGACGATCCGTAGGTTGACCAGCATCGGTAATAACCTTAGCGGTGTATGCATGTACATCAAATCCAGTAGATACTTCATCAATTGCTACTCCATCCTGTGAAAGATATGCAGCGGCGCGAAACTCTAGCTGTGCAAAGTCAGCCTCTAGTATCTTACCACCGTCAAAGCGAGACTTGAATACACGCTTCACCGGAAACGTGCCGCCTCGTGGCATGTTCTGCATATTAGGATCACGTCCACTGAATCTGCCGGTGGATGTCATATGCTGTGTCAAACGAACATGCAGCTTACCATCCTGTTTTGTATACATGCGAATGCCGTCTACAAAAGACGATAGATAAGTTTCTACAGCCGACAAGCGTCGAACTTTTGACAAGAAGTCAACTGCATCTGTCATATTTTTGGCACGTGCTGCCGCCTCAAGTGTTAACAGATTCTGCTTACTTGTGCTGAAACCATTGGCAGACCCCCACTTAGGAGATGGGGGCTTGAAACATAATCCTGCACGATTTGCTAAGTTATCAAGGGTATACCCCTTTGCATCACATGTCTTGCAACGTGTCGGATTTGTATACGGACTACCATCTTTCTTGGTCTTGCGTACATAACCTGTGCCGTTACAAACTGTGCATTGCATGGCTTTTGTCTTATAAACTCTTTTAGTGCCACCTGCTATCAGACTACGAAAGTCCACATCATTCATGTATGGATCAATTGCATTAGCCCAGAATTGTTTGTCAGTTACACGACGGCTATACACAACCCAAGACAGTTGTTCAGGACTGTTGAGGTTTATCGGTGTATCCCCCATCAATTTGCGAACATGTTGCTGCAAGTCTTTTTGTAGATCATCACGCTCTTTTTCAAACTGCTCACGCACAGCATCAAGCTCCTGTAAGTCTACACAGAAACCACGTTGATATATACGTGCAAGACATACTGCGACTTGGTTGGTCAGGTCAACTGTACCCATAAGCCCAGAGTCCTTTTGACTATTGAGCCGCAACATCTGTTTATCGGACAACTGTTGTGTCGCCTCAAGGTCTGCACTTAGATACGACTCAAGCAAGCCATGCGGTATATCACGTGTACTATAGCCTTTGGCAAAGTACTCTTTCAGTGTGTCCTGTTTACGTGTGTCAAGCATGTAACGCTCTGCACATGCAGCAAGAGACAGAGGCTCCTTCTGTCCACGCTGCAGGACATATTCTGCCAGCATTGTGTCGTACACAGGGCCATCGTACTTGAAGCCAGATTCCCACAGCCACAGCAGGTCATGTGCTGCGTTGTGGCAGATAAGAACAGTGGCTTCGTCCAGTTCATTCTGAACCATTTCGTGATTTCCTATGCCCTTAACAACCATTTCAGAATGGTCAAAGGTAACGATAGTCTCCTTGCCTTGGTCAGTCAGCATACCCACCATGACCAAAGTATTGTTTGGCTCAAACGGGTCCATGTGAGTCTTGCCGTCTCGCTTAGTGACAGTGTTCTCTACATCAAGTGTGAGTTTCATATCTTCTCCTCTAATTGATCAATACGAACATTATAACAATCTGCCTTGACTGTATAATTATTTGATGGATCAACATCCCCTTTCTTCAAGAAGTTGGCTTTATCAAAGTATGTTTCTTTTGTCAACACGCCAAGAAACCAGCCTATCGAAAAATCATTCAAGACACGGACAAAAGCATACGCATCACAGTCCTGCTTTGTGTTGAACTTAGCAATACTACACTCGTAGTGTGGCAGTGGTTTGACAGAGGTTTGCTTGGTTTTTACCTCCACACGCTTACCTGCTTCTGTGGTGAAGTCGTAGTCGTAGGTGTTGTTCCAATCACCACCCAAAACACTCATGGCTACCTGCTCACCTAAAAAACCTGCCACATTACCGCCGCCTTTGAGTATGCTGTTGTTAATCTTACCCATTTCTACTGCCTTGGCACGTGCCGCCAGCAGCATTTCATCTGTTATCGTTACTTCTATCATACTGATGTATACCTCGCTGTTTGATATTCAAGTTCACAATCTGACACACCGTGCCAGCCCGACAGCTTGTTCTTCACCACGTTGAGGTGACGCTGTGGGTCTTCTTCGATTTGCGATGAAGTATCACCGCTAGTCATGGGATTTTTGGCGATCATAACCATAAGGTCTGCCTCTGCCGCCTTGCCTGTACGTGATCCCTCCATCATAGACTGATTGAGAAGCACCTTGCCCTCTGCCTCTGCAGATAGCTGCGACATATAAAACATGACACAATCATGCTCCTTAGCAATCATACGTGCGTGTATGGCGTTGGCTTTCAGCGCCTCATCTGTACGGGCAAAGCCCCCCATCTTGGCAAACTTATCCCCCATGTCAAGCAGCACAATATCAGGCTTGTAAGACTTACATACGGACTCTACCCATGCCATATCCCTGCCGGTGGCATCTTTGATCTTAATGCGTTCCTTGACAGGCGAATATAGATCACGCGCCTTGACGGGATTGTCCTTTATCTGACGCATAGTCATGCCTGTAGCAGCAGTAAGGTAACGCGCACCCACACGATGATACCCCTCTTCGTTGCACAGGATAATACAGTTCGCCCCTTGATGTGCGAAGCCACCCGGCGCGGCAATCAGGCTGGCATGAAACGATGTCTTGCCAGTATTTGGCCGTGCGCCGATTTCGACAAGGTGACCGCCATTAACACCCTCAACCTGACGACACAACGACGGTATGTTGAATGTCCAACGGGCCTCAAGATCAGCCTTACTCATAAGCGTCTCCAGTTCTATATCCTCCCACTCAATATTGAGATTGGGTGTAAAGTCATCCCCATATTGCTCTAGCAATGTACGCAAAGGCTCCAGACTTGTCTTGTCGCCGTTCACATAGTCAAAACCAAGATTAGCAATATCTTCGCCTATCACCTGCTGAAAGAGCTTAGACAGCACCTCCTGTGCAATGTCATTGCCCATAGGTTTCTCGCTTTTGATTTGCTTGAACAAAGAGCCATACGCGGTCTTCTGTGCTGTGGTAAGAGTGGGATTGTTCGACATGAACAGTGCCTCAATCTCATCAGGCATAACACTACGCTCATAACGCTCCATAGCTGTGTCGATAGCAGACTTAATCTTACGCACGTCCTTGCTGAACAAGCGGTCAGGACATTTAGCCCCACGATGTTCATCGTAGAACTCCTTGTCCATCAAGCTACGTATTAGTGATAATTCCATACTCTGCTCCTATGTTGTGTAATCTTTCGATGTCTGTTGGGTTACGATATTTTAGATCGTCTGTCAAACGCAGGACACGAACATCCTGCACATGACCCCGAAGCTCCTTAGCAGCAGCTAATGTTTTGGGCAGAGCATCGGGGTCTAAGGCAATGATGGCCGTTGAGAACTGCGAGAGATACCTCTTGTGTGATTCCTGCAGCGATGTACCCAACACAGCAACCCCAACAAATACATCACCGCCTACAACTGCGGCACTCAGGCAGTCCTCAACAACCACAGCCACAGTACCATGACCGTAGCTGTATGGCAAGCCACTTTTTCCGTATCGACGCCATTTAGGCAGACGCTTGCCCAGTGACCGGCCAGTGGCATCGACAATACGGCCTTCGTGCATGATAGGGAAGACCATACGATTCTCCTTCACATCACGTAAAAGACCAAGTTTTTCGGAGTCCAAGCCATAGAACTCCCAAGCAATCTCTGCCACATCGTGGTCATACGGCACGATATATTCAGGCATAACAAAGGTATCCTGTGCTGCGTAGTCATCGGCCCCTGCAAATCCAAGACGGATATCATCCACAGATAGATGGACACGAGTGCCGCCTTTTGTGGGACAGGAAGCCTTATAACAATTCCACACGAGAGAACCCATGTTGTTTGTTACAGTGAAGGTCTTGTAACCACCACAATTAGGACAATCCATTCTACGTGTTTGTCCATTAGGAATGTCTATATCATTTATAATGTTATATACATTATTCATGTATACTCCCTTTCTCTGCGGCACTTGTGATGCTTTTAGCATGTTTGTTTCGCTCCGTCAACGCAAAGTTTGCACTCGTAAGCGTGTTTTTTAGGTACGGCTTGACAGAAGCGGGATTAGAATGCCCTGTAACCGACATAATTTGTGCCAATCCGACACCTGCTTCAACCATTTCGGTAGTACCGGTCCTCCGTAAGTCAGACAAACGCAACTCTTTTGACAAACCTGCGTCATCCATGATTTTTCGTGCAAATTTAGGCAGTTTGTGTAGTGAGTATGGCTTATATTCGCCCCCTATGGCATATGGTCGCGGCACAACATATTGTTGAAAGCCAAAATCCTGCTTTTGTTGCGTCAACATGTCACATAGATCATCTGAAATAGGCAGATGTACGTCTGCGCGACGTTTAGACTGCTCTATCATCACAGTTTGTGTCTCAAAATCTATGTTAGACCACTCCAAAAGTCGCATATCTCCCAATCGTTGGCACCACTCATATGCCATCTGTGCAATAAGACCCACATTACGGGTGCTAAAATCCCCATAGGCCGTGTCTAGGAACTTTGTGACATCTTCCCTAGTCCATACCGTCTTGCGGCGCTCTACGGGCCTCTTACGGATGCTTGAGAAGGGATTTAGCACACACAGTTCCTCCCGAAGGCCGTGATTGAACACAACCCGCGTTACTGACATTACGTGATTAGCCATCTGCACACCTTTGTCGCACCACTCATTATATGCCGTCTTTGCGACACGTGTGGTTATATCTGACAGAGGTTGCTGGCGGAGGGACTTGCCCTCCACCCGCGTTTGTAACATGACGCTAAGAAAGTATTCATACTGTTTCTTAGATTCATCACGTAAGTTATTGTAATCAAAAGACTTGTAATAGTCATCCACAAGCTCTTGTACAACCATTTTGTCAACCGTTGACATTTATGCCGCCATCTGGAACGCAGCAGAATCTACCCACTGTGCAACTTCCTGCTCACGCTTCCACATGGTTTCGCCAACAGTGTCGTTGCCCGTCTCGCGCAGCCTGAAACCGTTCTTTTCATCTGCATACGAGGCGTAGTTGGTAAAGGCAGAGTACAAAGCCCACTTGTTGCGACCACGTGTCGCAGCCTCTTTGTTGTACAACTCCCACATCTTCAATGCCTTGCGATCAGAACGAACAATACGCTCAATCAAATCTTTGACATCCAGACGACTGAAGTCGGTTTCTGCCCAGCCTTGAAACATTCCCACATTATCATAGAAACTGGTGGCGTTTTGCTTGAGTTCCTTGATGAACATGTCAAGAGAAAACCTACTGGTGTTCTTTTTCTTGATGCTGTCGTACTTGCCGGTGATCATGCCGTTGGTGCAAAAAAAGTCGATAGCACCAAACCAAACCATATTGGAGCATGATCCATCAATACCATGCAAGGCAATGATACGTGAACCAATGTCCGTGCTATGCCTGTCTGTAGTCACACGTGAACGCATATTGGGCAGGTGGATATCGGCCTTGACCCATGCATTATTGCGCACAGTGGTCCATTTGGCCGTCATATTAGACGTGTCTGCATCATCCAATTGATCCACAATCGTGTCATACACGTCTTGATAGAACTTGTGATGGGGCGCACACTTGAAGCCGGAACCTACAATACCAAGGTATTCTCCGGTAGTGCCATTGATGACATACTTCTTTCCATCAAATTTAGTGCGTTCAAACTCCACGTCAAACTGAAGTTTCTCAGGAACGAAGTCGTTGTTAGTAAAATCTAGCGGCATGATTTTTCTCCTTTCATAGCCAAGTGATAGTGTGTTATATCAGGAAATAGACACATAGTCAAGTGTCATCCTCCTCTGCCAGCACCCAATCTGCGTAGTGCATACGCATACCATTGTCATCTTCTTTGGGTACAAACTTAAAGATGCGGTGCAGGTCACACTGTATACGTTCCAGCTTGCCTACATCAGATATCCACAGGTCTTGGCAGTCAAAGATAGTCTGCAAGATATCCTTCAAGTCGTTGTGTGCCTGTAGTAACTGTAGTCTGTTGTCATGTGTTACATTCATTGTCAATCTCCTAATCACAAGATGTCTGTCGGGTAATCACGGCCACCCAACACTGCCGTTCTTCATCATACTTGACTGGACGGACCAGCCTCGTTCCATATCCAAAGGGATGCCACCCCTTGAAGTATAAGTCAACCTGTTTTTGCAGACCAAGTTCTGTCTCGTCTGTCATCTCTACTCGTATGTCTTTCATCAGCAGTATATCCTTTCCATAATTCCATTGAAGGCATGTAAAAACATCCATCCTATGCTGGCCCATATACACGCAAACAAGAACATCTCAATGCCGTCATGCGTGAGGTAGTAGTCCACTACCTTGTCCCATAGATTACTCATGCTCACTCTTCCACTACTACTGCATTATATAGATTAGCTACGCGATGCACTTCTTTGTCTGCTTCCTCACGAGACACATCGAAAGCCTTGCTGACTACCATGCCACTACCTTTTCTATCCCAAGACACCAAATCAACATTGTATGTCTCACCAGAAAAATGTGATGTTATTCGTACTTCATAATTAATCATGCTCACCTCCATTGCCTCTACCCAAGCCACCAAAGTAATTAGGCTTACGCTTGGCTGTTTCAAATC